ATAGATTGCTTCCGCAATTTATATATTTCTTGATCGCCGATAGTCCCTTGTAATAAGTGTCCGATGCCGGGCGCTCGTCACTTTTGCAAGTTCACATTTTCATGTATTCCAACCCTGACGCTGTTACGCTCGTTTGTGGAATTCATGTCTTTTTGAATTTGGACTGTCTGCTTCTTTGAAGTATGTAGATTGTTGTCTCATGACAATGTTTCTTTTCTAATGGGGAGATAACCCCTTTAATAAATCAAAAATCAACTTTTTGTAGTTGTTACTTTCAACGAGTAACCCGTTTGAATTAATTCGCCACCGATTTGAAGTCGGAGCTGTTCTTTCGTGTTATTTTTTGTTTGTGATTACTGCCTTTTCTTGACATTAGTGAGGATGTATAAACCTCACACCTATTGGTCGACGCCGTCGACCTAGTGCTTGCACTATTTTTGTTTTGTTACTTTTTACATGATACTTTATCCTAATCCTTAAGTGGTATGGATGCACGTGGTCATTGACCCGTGTATGTTGATATTTTGTAGCAATGTTAATTTTTACTGAGTTTTTAGTTTCAAAACTCTTTAGCAACTTTTACTGATTTTTTAAAATCTTTATGATCCTTGTCTTTATAAATACTTTTGGCAAGTAAAAGAACGTTTCCTATTGTCCTGGAACGTTCCCCGCGTGGTGCGGGAACAATAATGTATGTACGGAGCTCGTTGTTGAGAGCTCCTCTGCGACTTACCCACCTTCCGGATTCATTTCTGTGTTGTGTGTTCTTCCATGTGCCTGATGGTGCATCCCTGACTAATCTCGACGTACTGAGTAGTTATAGGTTTGCATTGTCCGCACCTCTGAGTTGAATTCATTTCATTTTTATGTCTCCGCCCTCCGATGTTAGGAGGATGGTGTCACCCCTTATGCTGATACGGGGCACTCTTTAGAGTCGCATTCAGTTGTTTTACGAACATGTCGTCAACTAACCCAACCAACCAAAAGGTAGCGTCCTTTCAAAACGCAATTGTCGCGAAGAAATTCGCTACCGCCCACCCACCCGCCATTTCGGCATTTTCGGAGTATCTTCTCCCCAAGCTTCGCCAGCGAATTAAACTCGCTCGCGACGTCAAACAAAAAGACTCGCAGGAGCTCACGCTCCAGTCTGGTGACCGAGGTTACACTTGGACCCCGACCATGCCTGACAGCATTTACCAGAAGTTTGATCGCTATGTAGCGCGTCATATTAACGGCTACTTCGGCACGGACCGCGGAGCCCAGGAGACTGCAGTCTACCTCCAGAAACTTTTGGAGGATGTGTTGTTGCTTTTTGAGAACCTTGTTCGAGCAAAAGATGGTGGTGATCAGTGGCGGGCCATTTACACGTACGCAAAGTTGCGCATGTCTGGTCCGTTTTACTGCATGGAGAACCTTGAGTTCGTCATGTCCAAGGCCCGAGATATCGGGAAAGACCTTGTTGCCATGTTCCTTTCGCTTTTCGGAGCGGAGTTGGAGGTCCAGGGTGCTGAGGAGATCTTCAAGGGTCTTCGAGGCGGTCTTGACCGCTACAGCGAGATTCGTAACGCGCCCATCTTCAAGAAGCTTTACCGCTTTTCCATGTACGCGTTGAGTCTGTCTCTGTTTGACCGCATTGGCGTCACCTTCGATTCTCTGAGCTATACCCAGCTCGAGTCGGAGGCCATTCGTCGGAAGTTCCATGGTGGCATTGATTTTATCCATACTATGGCCGACACTCTCTTGTTTCTTTGTGAGCGTGGCTACCAATGTCTGCGTACTGGGTCGATGGACCCAATCTACCATTCTGGTAGCTCGTACGAGTCGTGGTTTGATACCGCGGCTGAGTTGGTGCGCAAGTCCGCGTTCCTTGGCAACCCAGAGCCTCACGGCTTTGATCGTTTCAGTTTCCTTACTGATCTTGGGGAGGCCATTGAGCATGGTCAAGCTATCCACAAGCACGCTGTGCGTTTGGGTGAGTTTGAGCGTTCTCTCGTGCGCAAGTTGCTTTCGGATCTGTTGATGATCCGTTGCAACGAGACTACCAAGCGTGCGGCTCTCCAGAGCCGCAAACCCCCATTCTCTGTTTTGTTGTTTGGTGGTTCGAGTGTGGCGAAGAGTCTCCTCACGGATCTCCTCTTTTACCACTACGGGGCTTTGTTCTCGCTCCCAACCGGAGCTGAGTTCAAGTTCACTCGTAATGCCGCTGACCAGTTTTGGAGTGGTTTCACCTCTGCTCAGTGGTGTGTCATCCTTGACGACATCGCTTTCCGGCATCCCAATGCCACGACGGATGGTGATGCCACTGTCATGGAGATGCTCCAACTTGTCAATGGCGTTGCGTTCAACCCGCCACAAGCGGACTTGCCTGACAAGGGGAAGACACCTGTGCGTGCGCGGTTTGTGATCGCCACCACCAATACTGAGCATTTGAATGCTCATGCGTATTTCGCATGTCCGTTGGCTGCCCGCCGGCGTTTGCCTTTTATTCTCGATGTTACGCCCAAGGCGCAATACCTGAAGCATGGCTGCATGATCGATTCTTCGAAGCTCCCTGTCTTAGCGGACGGAGAGTATCCGGATTTTTGGAACATTGTTGTGAAACGCGTTGTGCCGGGAAGTACTGATCGTATGACCCAACGTGGGGCCACTGAGGTCCTGCATGAGTTTGACTCGATTTACCCATTTATGGCGTGGTTTTCCAAGACTGCGCTAGAGCATGAGGATACGCAGGACAAGGCTTCTGCGTGTTCTAAGACGATTCGCGAGGTAGTTTTATGTGTGGATTGTCATCTTCCCGCGTCTCATTGTGAGTGTGTGATCCTCCAAGCACAGGATGTCCCAAATGTTGTGACAGAATCCTGGATGGATGAGCCTGAAGTGGCAGATGATGTCGCTGCGTTAGCCGATCTCCATGAGGTTGTTGTTCAGGAGGCTTGGTTCTCTGAGTTTTGTGCTCGGTGGCTAAAGTTTTGTTTCTTGGAGTTTGCTTTGTTTCGTAATATTTGTCTTTGGTTTTACCAATTTCCTTGTGTGTATCGCTTTTATTGGAAGAACTCACCTACCACTGGCGAGGATGTTCGTTTCATTCGTTCGTTGTTTGGTATGATGGGTGTTCGCATCCAGAAGAAGATAGGTGTTGTACCCTTCCTGACCACGTGTGTGGCCATGATTGGGTCGGGTGTTTTGTTGTATAAGTTTTCGAGTTCTTTGTCGGAGCTTATTACGCGTCGTACTCCGTTTGTGCCCGAGACTCAAGAGGTTGAGGAGCCCCGACGTGGTCGTGCTCCGGTACCTAGTGCTGGAGATCGACCAAATGTGTGGAAGAACGATTCGTATCAACTTAGTCGTTTTGATGTTTCAGATGTGTCGACGTCGTTCCGTTCTTTGTCTTTGCAGAGTGTGGAGCAGATGATCCTTCGCAACTGTGTGACTTTTCGCACCCATTACGTCCGCGAGCGTGATGGTGTGATGTGCAATGTGATTCGCCCAACTCGAGCTTTTTGTGTTGCCGGGCACGTGTTTGTGTGCAACAACCATGGGCTCCCCGAGCTTGAGAGTTTGGATTTGGAGATTGTGTCTGCCATTGTGGCCCAAGGGGTCACTGGCAATGTTCGCGTGCGAATTACCAGTTCTCAGATCAAGCGTTTTCCTGCGCATGATCTGGCTTTTGTTTTGTTGCGATGTGGCGCTCCAGGCAAAGATCTCACCCAGCTCTTTTGCAAATCCACGCTTGCGGGGAGCTACCATGCTTCGTACCTGTCTCGTTTGGATTCAGGTGAGACTCAAGTGAAGCCAGTCATGGCTGCTAAGCGGGTGGCCTCGATGCCATGTCAGCAGCTGGGCATTTCTGTTCCTTCGTGGGCAGGTCGTGTCGTTGGTCCCACTGTGTCTGGTGATTGTGGTTCGGTGCTCCTTGCGCAGACCGCTCTTGGTCCTGTCATTTTGGGGCTACACTACCTTGGTAGTCCAGATGGGCAGGTTGGAGCGATCCTTGTGTCAGAGGATATGATCCGCCTTGGGTTGGCGGCTTTCAAGGGTCTCATAGTCCAGGCTGGAGTTCCAGCGCTTTCTGCGCCTAGCGCTTCCCGTGTTATAGGCGACCTGGACAACAAGAGTCCATTTCGTTTTTTCACAGACGGTACTGCTCAGGTCTATGGTTCCTTTTTGGGCCATCGACCTCGGCGTAGTTCCAGTGTGTGTGCCACGCTCATTCAAAAGAGTATGGTGGACCGTGGATATGCTGTCAAGTTCGGCCCTCCTGTGATGACCGGATGGGAGCCCTGGCGCATTGTCTTGCAAGATATGCTCCATCCTGTGACTGCCATGGATACTTCTGTGTTAGCCCATTGTGTGGATACGTTCATTCACGACATTCGCTCCCGGATCACTCCGGAGGAGTTGGCTATGGTGCATGTGTACGATGAGATCACTGCTGTGAATGGTGCTCCTGGAGTGTCGTTCGTGGACAAGTTGAATCGTAATACGAGTACTGGCGCACCGTGGAATTGCCCCAAGAAGCGTTTTTTGACTCCAACAACGCCCATTGGAGATATTTTGGACCCTGTCCTCGTTGACGACGAGGTCATGTCGCGTGTGCGTGTGTGCATAGCCCAATATGAGAAGGGTGTGCGCTACATGCCGGTGTTCACGGCCAACTTGAAAGATGAGCCTATCAAATTCGCGAAGATTGCTGCCCGCAAGACTCGCGCCATAGCTGGTGCCCCCATGGATTGGACTATTGCTGTTCGCATGTATCTGTTGTCTGTTATTCGTGTTGTTCAGAGTAACCGGTTTCTTTTTGGTTCCGCTCCGGGTACCATCGCCCAGTCGACCGAGTGGGGCCAGATCCGTGATTTCTTGTGTGCCTTTGGTGAAGATAGGGTGGTGGCCGGTGATTACCGTGCTTTTGACAAGAGCATGCCATCGGTTGTCATTCTAGCTGCGTTTGATGTTTTGAGTGCCATTTGTGAGATGGCGGGGTACTCCTCTGCTGAACTGCTAGTGGTGGCAGGTATAGCTGAGGATACAGCCTTTCCTCTCATGAATTTCAATGGTGATTTGGTCCAATTCCTTGGGTCGAATCCGTCTGGCCATCCGTTGACTGTCATCATCAACGGTATTGCCAATGTGTTGTATATGCGTTATTGTTATGTTGTTTTGTCTCCCAGTAAGAGTTGTGTGAAGTTCATTGAACATGTGAACCTCATGACGTATGGCGATGACAATGCCATGGGTGTGTCCCCGGACGCCCCCTTCTTCAATCACACGTCCATCCAGGGCGTGCTTGCTGGCGTAGGAATTGAGTACACGATGGCTGACAAGGAGTCGGCGTCTGTCCCCTACATCCACATCGATGATGTATCTTTCCTGAAGAGGTCGTGGCGCTGGGATGCTGACGTGGGCGCTTTTTTGTGTCCTCTCGAGCATGCGTCGATTGAGAAAATGTTGACTGTTTGTGTCCGATCGAAGACCATTACTCAGGAGGAGCAGTCTATCGCCGTCTTGTCTACGGCTCTCCGAGAGTACTTCTATTACGGTAGGGAAGTGTACGAGGAGAAGATGACTCTTTTTCAGGATGTGGTTGATGAAAACTGTCTGAACCAGTATGTTCAGGAGACGAGTTTCCCTACCTGGGAGTCGCTGAAAAGCGATTTCTGGAAGAACTCGACTCATGTTGTGGCGCGAACATTTTAATCGCGCCAGGGGCCTGTGTCTCTAGGTCCGTATCCAAAAAGAGTCTGTGAGTTGCAGTTACTGCGCCTGCGAGAGATTGTAAATTTCGTAGGTGTTCTGGGTAGCTCACACAACCCGCTTGGGCGTTCCCCAAAGTCCGTTTTCACGGATGGCGTTAGCTGGTCGCCACCAATTCTAAAATTCGCCCAGGTCTTGGATGACCTGGGAGTCTTACAACTATCCAACCAAATCAAATCAACCAATTTTTAGGGGGGGGGCCTCAATCCCCCACGGTTTGTCCGGACGTTCCCGGACTCGATGTCTTTTGCGACCTCCGTTTGCATCTCCATCGGAGCTTTTTACTTGTTTCTCGTGCTTCCATCCGTCTACGCGTCGTTTTGCGCCGGGGGAAGTGAGTTTTAGTTATAGTCTGCAGAGCGGCGATGTTGCCGTTCCTGCTAGTGCCTCCATGAATATGTCTTCTGGACAGGTTCATAGTGAGGTTGCCTCGTTCTTTGATCAAAACGAGGGTGTTACTAGTGAGTATGCGCCTGTATCTGATCAGTCTATGTTTGTTGATGAGCAACCTAGTGTTGACCTCGCTCAGTTTCTTTCTCGCCCGGTTTTGATCAAGACGATCTCCTGGGCTGAATCGGATTCTGCTGGTTTGAAGGGTACCCAGTTTTACCCCTGGCAACTTTTCTTTAATTCCACTCCGATAAAAAAGAAACTTGATAACTATGCGTTTTTAAATTGTAGTCTCCGTGTCAAGTTTGTGGTAAATGCGTCTCCGTTTTACAGCGGTTCTATGTTGTTTTCGTATTTTCCAAAGGTGTCTGACTCTAGCAGCGGGTCGGGCACGATCAAGACGGATTCTCAACTGTCTGAGATCATACCGCTTTCCCAGCGGCTGCACACGTGGATCTACCCGGCCACGTGTCAAGGTGGGGAGATTTTGTTGCCCTTCTTTCACCATGAGAATTATGTTGAGGCTACCTCCTCCGCAAATCTCATCAATATGGGGGCTATTGTCCCCTATATTGTCAACATTCTGGCGTCTGCCAACGGCGCCACTGGCCAAACGGCCACCATCCAAGTGTATGCATGGGCAGAAAATGTCCATCTAGCTGGCCCTACCATTGGGCTAGCCGTGCAATCGGGTGATGAGTACGGTACTGGAATCATTTCCAAGCCGGCCTCCGCTGTCGCGAGGATTGCTTCCTCCTTCGGAAGTAATACGTATATTGGTCCCTACGCAAGGGCCACTGCGATGGCGGCAAGTGCTATTGGGGGTATAGCACACATCTTTGGTTTTACCAATGTTCCTGTTGTGGCAGATGTTATGCCATTCAAGAGTCAACCTTTCCCCCACTTCGCTTCGCCTGAGATCTCTACTCCCATTGAGAAACTTACGTTGGATCCGAAGAATGAGTTGACCATTGACAACCGAGTGGTCGGTCTGGGTGGTGAAGATGAGCTTGCTCTGAACTACCTGATCGGTCGCGAAAGTTATTTGTGTTCGTTCCCGTTGAACACTACTGATGCTGTAGATGATGTGAAGTTTTATTCGTTAGTCACACCCAATTTGTGGAATGCTGATCTCACGGCTTCGGCTGTGTTCATCAATTCTATCCCTGGGCATTACATTTCAAATTTGTTTAAGTATTGGCGTGGTGACGTGATTTTCCGTTTTCGTGTTGTTGCTACCCCTTTTCATAAGGGGCGTATTCGTGTTTCGTATGACCCTGCCACTGACATCACTGGCACTGTTCCCGACTATTCGACCGTCTTTAACGAGGTGGTTGATATCGGGTCAGAGTCAGAGTTTGAGTTGCGTGTTCCGTATATGCAAGCCTCTCCCTGGGCTCTTTGTGAGCCAGGTGTTTCCACTAAGAATTTCGGTTTTAATGGTACCACCATCGCCCATGTGGCGAATCAGGATAATGGCCAACTTGTTGTCCGTGTTGTTACTCCGTTGTCGGCCCCTGTGGCCACGAATGAAATCTCTGTTCAAGTATTTGTGCGTATGGCTGATAATCTGCGTTTTGGTAGCCCTGTTGAGCCGCCTGTAGCCACCGTTTTCACTGTTCAGAGTCGTGACGTGATCACGTATGAGTCTCCTCGACAGATTGTTGTCGGGAACAAGGTTGGCGGCCTTCATCCCGCCCAGCACTCGGTCAATATGGGTGAGGAGATTGTATCTCTTCGCCAATTGTTGCGCCGTACATGTTTTTTGTGTGCTGACAAAGTCCCGGATATCACGGTCGGGCAATACTGTATGACTCGTTGCATTTTCACGAGAAGTCCTCCTTTCTATGGGTATACCACCTCTGGTGTACACCTCGCTAAGGGCACCATCGCCCCGGCGACTACCTATGCGTTTAATTTCGTGAAGGTGACCCCATATCATTGGTTGGCCCCAATGTTTGTAGGTCAGAGAGGATCTTTTATTTATCAGGCCAATGTGGACACAGTGGGTTTTGACTCGCTTGTATCTGATCTTCGGATGACTCGTAGTACTGGTTCTGCGGGCGCTTCGAGCTGGATTGAAAATTCAGCTTCCGGAGCGCTCGCATTTCCTTCTGCGGTCGCGAAGTGGTATGTTTCTACCGCCCTGGGGGGGGCGGCAGGCATGTCCAAAACCAACCAAAATACTCAGACAGGTATGTCGGCACTGTTGCCGGACTACAATAGATATCGTATGCGTTACATCTATCCAGGCCAGACTCAAGGTCAGGGTGTTGATGATTCGGATATCGACACGTGTCGTTTGTCGTTCACCACGAAGCCCCAGTATGCTGTGAAGCAGATTGGCGCTATTACTGTTGAACGCTACTTCTCTATCGGTACTGATTTCAATTTCATGTTCTTTTTGAATTGTCCGAGTTACTGCATGTTAGCGTCGCCTGTTGCGGCGTAAGCAGTCCCCCAAAAATTCTAGCTCTAGAATTAAAATTGAGCCACAGAAACCCCTGCTCAGGGGTGTATAAATAGAGCATTTTTAAAAAACGTAAGTTCCCCTAGTAGGGTTCGCGGTATCACCAGTAACAGGTGGGCCTCCGGTACGGCCGGGCGTTTCTTTCTTCCGAGAAAGTTGTAAAGTTTCGTTGGACACTGAGTCCTTAACAAGTTTTAAGATAAATACGGTTAGATCGCGCATTGCGCGCCTCTCCGGATTACTATTGAATGTATTTTTGTCTTCTACGCGTTGGGTCTCCCCAGCGCATGGAAGTCTTTTTTAAGCATTATTCCAAACAATAGTCGTAATCTTTTAAACTTGACGAAGCAAAAGTCGCT